TAAATCAGTCAAAGCGTCACCAATATCTTGTGCCGTTACTGTCATGCCGAGCGTTCCTGTTGAGAACGAGAACGTCAAATCAGCCTCACTCGCTGTCGCTACTTTCGACATAGTCAAGGCACTCGTGGTTGGGCGGGTAACTACGACAGTATCTGGTTGAATTCCGGTTCCTGTGAGAAGCATGCCGGGAAGGACTGAACCAAAGGCCGCAGATGACGTCATATTGACTGAGCCCGACGTGATGGTCCCATCCGCCTCAATCGTTGCTCCATGCGCGTCAACCATCGTGTAGATGCGTTGCTCGCGAGACTGACGCCCCAATCCAGACATGTACACACGTCGGGTTTTCAGTGTAGGTACAATCGTCGTCGCTGCTTCGTTTCCGTCTTCATCTGCTACAGTATATGAGGCTGGAGATGACTGTCCCTGATCTTCAACGTATACTTTGCCCAGAGCTTGATGCCCCGTGAGTAAATAAGTCCGTCCACTGATTGAGACTACTTCAGCCGAGCGAGCAGAGACCTTTAGTGGTCCGACCGCTGGCAGTGTCCCATTCTTCATCTTATCTGGGCTATACGGGAAAACCAACGCCCGAGTGTTCTTCCCGTGGCTTGTCCCATAAGGAGCATAGAACAGCACCAGCCAATTCTCTTGTGGATAGTTACGTAGGATGCAACTGTCTGCATTAGCGAGGTCAATGGTTGTCTCCCAATTCAAGTCGACATTCAAATATCGTGTAGTAATTCCGTCCGTGACATGAATTCCTTTTTGGGATACATACGCCAGTAAAACGCCCGCATTTGGCATATCGAAAGCAACTGCTGCGTGGGGACCTAGAATCCCATGATCAATAGCCAAATCCTCATGCGCCAATCCTTCTTGAAATGAAGTGTCAAGTTCAGTAGGTAAGTAATTTACACGTTGAATGCCGTCCCGCATACCCACTAAGATCACCTGACCGATGCGCTTGATGTTCGTCACCGCGTCTTTTCGAGGAAGGTTGAAACGGATAAAGTACGGTTTAGGGAAAACATCAGCCGTTCCAGGGAGAGAATAACGAATCAAAGCTGGATCATCTGGGTCGTTGGTCACCAGGGATCCTTGGAAGACATCACCTGTTGTTGCGGCTGGGGGAGCCGAAGGAGCCACTGTATCTGTCACAGTAGTTCCTACCTGTGAACGGTATGTTACGGTTCGAAATGATACTCCGTTTCTGTTGATTGACGTCCCAGTGTAGAAGACGACGACTTCAACACCGTCCAATCTTGCATCATCACTCACATTAGTGAAGTGACCGCGTACTTCTACCTCAAAGGTTCCGTCAATAAAATCAGACGCCACCCACACCTCTCCCCAAGTATCTGTCGCACTGCCTAAGTCTGTTGCTCCCCAATCACCGCGAATCGCCTCCTTTGCAATACCGACCTTCGTTGCCGTCTTCGGGTTCACATACGCGCGGATTTTTCGTCCATGAATGCGAATCCCAATTCCACGAATCGTCTCTGACCCTGTCAGGGTCCCACCTGTGACGGCACCTGACGCAACAAAACCAAATGTACCGTATCGGTTTCCTCGAACAGCCGGGAACGGAGCGACAGCATGTGAACCATCGTTCTGGATCCAACCTCCATTGGCATTATCGAAAGACGTAACACCTGAGATGGAGGCAGTTGATCCTGGATTTCTATAACCTTGATAAATGTTGACGTCAGACAAGAGAGTCGATGAGAGTGAGATATCGACCGGTCCGCCAACGCGTTTAAATGTTGCCAATGAAGGTTTCGTACGTGAATCCACTTGACGGTCGGACATGTAGACTTGCCAATGGGTCGCTTGATTCGACAAATTGAGTAATGTATTCGCTACCGCGCCACGTGTGATAGAAATAGCTTGCGTAGTTACGTCTGTGATCTCTTTGAATACCATCTCTCCGGTGAATCCGCTTTCTAGAAACCCAGTTGCCACATCGTCAATGTTACCAGGGATGACCATCTCGGTGTAGATGAACCAATAGTTCCCTACACCCATGTCGGCTGCCGCACTCCATGCTCCTGCTGTCACGCTCGCTGTCGGGCCTGTTGTGACGGGGCGGAGTCCTGCATACTGTGTCTGTAAGAATGACGTGTCAGTGAAAGTGAGTGTGAACGGACCGCCTGCCACAGACGCAGTGATGGTGATTGACGTATTCGAAGCCTTAGCGGTAACGCGGGCACCTACGGTTACATTCGTCCCTGATACGTACTGTCCCACTACGACGTTTCTAAATCCATTAGTCACTGCCGTCGTGACTGTCGACGTTGTGTTGACGATAGTACAGGCAATTTCTTGTCGTGTCGGACGGACATAGCCAACACGGCGCATCGCTGTGCCCGAGATACCCAAATAATACCGGTCTCCGTAAGGAACAGAAACCATCGTCCCATCAACTGAACTAGACACGTCAACAAGGTCCGGCAGTGCCGCGAAAGTTCCTGTCAACGCTGTGATCTCTGAATACTTTAACGTCGAGTCATGGTACGCGATCAACAAGTCAGTATCACGATCAAACGGCAGATACGCCAATCCTTTCACAGCACTCGGAGAACCCAGTGCAGTCGAGTTGTATTCGGAACGTCCAGGAGCCGAGTGGATAGCTGGATCGAATTTGCGGTACACACAGTCGTCTGACTGCTGTAGCTCGCCAGGAGCAAGCATGGTCGGGTGGCGCTTCGTTACCAGACCTCCGTCAAATAGCTCTTGTACTAGCTGTCCTGACATGCGCGCTCCTTAGTAATCTACGGGATTAAATTGGCCGTTACCCCAGAGAGGACGATTTCCTGTCCAAGCTTCTAGTTGTGAGATCAGACGTAGCTCTTCGTCATCTGAAAGCTCTTCATCATCATTCATCGCTTTAGCTAATGACGCTTGCGCTACTTCATAAAGATGTGGTAATCGTGTGTCTTCGGTGTCTTTCAGTCGGATGAAACGCCAGATCGCATAGTCGATTAGCATGTATAGATACTCGTCCGGTACGTCTACTGTAGTCGCATCAACGTCCATCCGGCGGAAGTACTGTAAGTGGAGCGTATCAGCCGCTGATGGTGTGGAGAATACGCGAAGACGATATGTGCTGAAATTCTGTGTCTGCGGACTGATCGGGTTATATACTGTATAGGCGTCTACCGATCCAGTCGTGGATTGATTCACGATTTTCTTATTCCACTCTCGGTACTGAATGTAAACCAATAAACGTGGGTTTGTCAGCAACCGGGCAGCGTACGGGCTTTGAAAGTCAGTGGGTAGGTTGTATTCGTTTGTGCTGGCAATGATTGGGACGTCTCCCGTAAAAGTCAAAGTCGCGTTCGTGTTCGTTGTTCCACCAAAAGCGTTGCTCAGTGTGATCGACGCAATAGTTCCACCACTCGCACGAGTGATAGACGAAACAGTTGTACCGGCTGTAAGTGTGGCTGTCCCAGACGAGATCGTCACCGTTACTCCGACGTTCACAGCATCAAAAGCCCCAGTGTCTGGGGCGGTAACTGAGGAACTTGTGGCGGTGGCTGTACATCCGGAGACGCTGAATCCTGCCGCCGTATCTTTCAGCAGAAAGTTCCAGTTTTTCGCAGCGTTCCAATCCGCGATTGACGCCTTCACTGCCGTCGTCGCAAGGTCAACAGTAACGGCTGTGTTATGACCGCCGATTGACTTAGCTACTTCCGTCGCCATCGCGGTGAGTGTCATTGACATAGTTACCTCGTCGCCAGCACCTCACCGATTCGGCGTTGCTGAAGCTCTTGATAGAATTCCCATAGAGGAGGGATAGTCTGTTTGGGTGTACGATTCTGCATAACCCACTGCTTTGCGCTCTGAGCTAGACGCTTTCTGAGGTCGGCCTGCTCGATCAAGATACCAAGTTTATGCGCAAAATCTTTTGGCGTATCGTACAATAACCCGTTCTCTCCGTCTGTCATTTCGTCTGAGAACGGAGAGACCCTCGCCGCGAGGGTCGCCTCGGGGACGTCCCACACTGAGCCTTCGTACCACTTGATCGCAGACTTACAACGATTGAAGTAATTATCCACGAGGGGGCAGAGGTTGATGTCAACTTGGAGGAGGCCGCGTTTGAGTTTGTAGGCGGCGTAATCGACCCAGGGATGACGCTCGACGCGGTTGGGCGGTAGGTTGTCATCGACCCAGTCGTCTTGTTGGCCGAAGACGACCCACATCACGTCTGGGTATTTTGCTGCGACTTCTTTGACGGCGGTCCGCAGTGGACTCCAGTCGATGATGTGGCTAGAACTCCCCTGCCAGAGGATGCGTACGCCTGTATGAGGGATAAGGGGGAAGGATTGGTAGTGGGTGGGGATGATTGTGTTGGGGAAGAAATGCACGTGCTTGACACCGATGACGTCCCGCATGTATCGAGCGAGGTGAGGTGAAGCGACCGTGACACCATCTACGGTCCGGAAGATCTCGTGGGTAGCACGCATGTCTTGAAGGTTACGAGCGATGTCGAAGACCGTGCCACCGTAAGACGTTTCCTTATCAACCCACTTCTCCACTCTTTTACTTGTCTTCTCATCAATGGACCAGAGCGTGTCTCCTGGTCTGAGGAGTGAGGTATCGGGATAACCACGGACACCTTGTTTGCAGAATGCGGTGTTATGCGGGTGGAGGTAATCTCTGTTATCGTCTGTGTCGTAGATGAGAATCGGGGGGAGGAGCACCTCACCGCTTGGGCCCACTTGTGGCCGGATTCGCTTCACGTCTTTGACTTGCTCTAGGATCGTCGGGCCATAGGAGCCCCAGAGGAGACTAAAATCAGCCCCAGCAAGTCCTAAGGCTGAGTTCTCATATCCTTCGTCTCCAACGTCGTTCCATGTATCTGCGTACTCGAACTGTTCGAAGCAAGAAAGTGGGACGTCGATTCTGTAGTATTGACACGCCCACTTCGTCTTGAAGAGGTTCATGCCGTACACACGCGGCTTCGTCATTCTGAGTCCTTTCTTTACATCAGTGTCGGTTTGCGTCTGAGATCGTACTCTCTGAGGGGACCAGCGAGGAGAGCATAGAAGAGAGGCTTGTTCGTTCCTGCATCTGGGAAGATTTCTAGAACTGCTGACCACACAGAGGATGGAATCGAACAGATTCGCTGGAAATCTCGTCCTGGTGTGAACCCATTGGCTTGAGTGAACCTACCAAGTTGAGTGACTTCAGCCTGTAATGTCCGCTTCTCCTCTAGCCCTTCTTCAATGGTGTTGAACCGTTCGATTCGTGGCTTGAGGACGTCTAGTTTGACGACGTCCTCTAGCACACGCATTCCGGCTCGATTATGCGTACGAGCGTCCATTATTTTTTCTTCCTGTTGTCGTACGCGTCACTCGACTTTTTCATCTCATCTAGGAAATTACCTGATGACTTCTTCGCCGTAGGTTTTTTGCGCATACGAGAAATGACTCCCTTGATAGCTTCAATAGGATTAGAGAGTTTTGCGGGTGAGTCATGGCCAGTGATCATCTTAACCACGGTACGACGCTTGCGCTCACCACCGATTGTTGCTTTCATCTCTGGATCCATTCCTGTTGTGTCGACAGGAGCGGTTCTATCCATCGCTCTTTCAAGCGGTGATCGTCTAGCCATCGTTAAGCTCCAGGCATTGCCGGCATGGGATCATTTGAAGGGCTGCTGCCGCGATGACGAATATCAGGTCCACTGCCTAAATCGATCGGTCCTACCATAGGCGCTGACTGCTCACCATTGGGAAAGTCTTTCCCGTTGATCGATTCAGTAGGCATCGATGGGCAGCTACCCTCGTTTCCTGGTTTGTGGATCTGTTCGTGGGATGGAGTTGGATATTTGCTCATGTTTATCCTCGGTGACGCACGTCTGGTCCATTAGCAAACGCAGGCATGCTGAATAAAGGTTGCTTTCCGTCGTGGGTTCCGTCGTTGGCATCTTGTGCTTCTAGTGCATGACCATCAACGACCGGGAAGACACTGTCGACGTCTGTTGCGCCTACTTTAGCGTTGCCGTGGTGTGCGCCCTCTGCTGTTGTTCTCACACCACCGTGTGTGACTGGCTCAGTGGGAGAGACGACTCTGTCAGGCGATGGTCCCGCCGTTAGTGATACTTTCTTGGCCATGGGTACTCCATAGTATAAAGGGGTGGAGCGAACCCCACCCCCTCTTTCAGTTAGACAGCTTCGATTACGAATGTGAGATCGTATGCGCCTGCTGTCACCGCGCCCGATACCGTTTCCGATACCGTGATCGCGATGCTTGTTGCAGATGCTGCATAGATCACTGAGGACTGAGCAAGAACTGTTGTTCCTGCCGTGCTCTTCAGGTTCGTCGTCGCTGTGGCTGTAACACCATTAAGCTGGATATTTGCAGCCGTGATCGCTGTCCCGTTGTTGTATGCGACTTGGACAACACCCGTGTGTGATGTAGCGGCGTTTGACGCTGTAGACACACGCACGTAGCTAGAAACGCGGTACATACCAGCACGCACTGTTGTGTAAGAGAGCTTGTTCGTCCCTTCCGTAGATGTCGACCCAGTTGCAGTCTGCATCGCGGTAGCGAGTGTGCTCATGTACGCAACAACACCACTGGGGTTATTCCAGTTTGTTGATGCAAAATGTGACATTAGTTCCTCCGTTAGGAGAGGGGAGGCCGGAGCCTCCCCACTCAATTAGACAGACAACCCAAGTGCGTCGTTCAGGTTGCTGACCGATTTCATCATGCCGTTCGCTTTCTCGTTCAGGACTTCCATCGTCACTTCACCGACGATGATTCCAGCGACCGAGTCACCTCTCTTACCAACAAGGAAGTGCTGCATCGGACGGAGCCAAGCAAGACGGTTCATTGAGCGCTGCAGGAAGAACATGCGTCCGGTTACGTCAGTCTGAGACGCACCCGCTGTTGCAGTGTTCGCAGCTTCAGGGATCCAACGGTCGAGGATGATCTGAATCAAACCGAAGTCCGAATCATAGAAATCCACCGCTGAAATCAGCTTCTTGTCGATCGCAGCGATGTTACGTGGCTGCGTAGTACCGATAGAAGTGAAACCGCTGATCATCTGCTTTACTGTCGGTGAGACGTAAACCTGCTCTGGACTTCCACCCGCGTTGTAAACTCTTCGCAGCATGGCGTTGAAGTCTTTAACAGTCAGTGTCCCAGCCGTAGCAGCCGCTCCAGTCACTGCTCCACCCAACACTCCAGCATACGCAGTGTTAGTTGTGATGAAGTCCTGGAAGTTCTTCATCTGGCGTGCCGTTGCCGACGCGCCTGTAGCTGTCGACACGGAAGTGAAGACAGCTTTTTCCAGCTTGATTGCTAGGAGCTTTGTTGCCTTTTGAATTTCATAAGCGTAGGCGTCCTTGAAGCCCGCTGGATTTACATAACGCTGTGTTTCCGTCACCCCGATGTCCTTACGAAGAATCATCGTGATGTTGAATTCACGCGTTGGTGTTGTGCTCGACTCGAATGCGTAGTCGGCACCTTCAACAGCACCTGTCGCGTCGACGGTGCCTAGTGTGTCCTTGAGCCACTCATGATACACATGCTTGCACTCTACCTTCGGTGCTTGAGTGACCCACGGGGTCAGCTTGTTCAACCATCGCTGGTTGGCTGGACTATACCATCCCTATTTAGTGTATGGAGACGAGCTACTAACTTACGACGACGAGCAGGTGTACTACCCTTTTTCCCTGTCTGCTTCAAGACCCCGATCGCGAGAAGACACTGCGATCGTTTAATCTTGAGATGAGGAGAAATGACGCGTAAGAAAGCGAGAGAGTCCGTTGGATACCACACATACCATACTTTCTTGCCTAGTCCGGTTGGCTTTCTAACTTGGATAGAGCCACCAAATACCGTCAAGAAGTAATCCATGAGAACTTTGGATGTGTTCGTGATGCCTACTTCTACAAGAGCGTCACGTGTATCTGCTGTGATATAACCCTCGCCATCTACCATTGCCGCTGTGTAAGCTAAGTCTCGTACCCTATAATTAGGGGACAGCGTATCAGTCTCTGAGGAACGATTCAAGATACTACTCCTTTCCTGCTGATTGTCCGCACTGGCACATTATCACTCTGCTTTATAGCAAAAGTAGTGACAGATCCACCGGAGTTCCAGCATATAGCTGTCTTTTACTGGGACTTCCCTCGTTGGGTATCCCAGGGGTCAACGTTAGTGATCTGGTCGAGCAAGTCTTCACGGTTTACACCGGCACCCGCCACCAGACCCCACTTGTCTTATGCGTTGACCATGACGGTGTCCACAAGTTTATGGGTTAGACACCCGCGTTTCCAATAGGTGTTCCGGGCATTTATAGCCTCATGGGTTATGGATTGAAGATTGGATGGTCAAGGCTATTAGCGATCGTAAGCGCACGCCATAGGCGTCCGTCTCCGGTCTGCTTCATCAACTGTGCGGCGAGATCAATATCTTCTCTCGTTGGACCCACACTAGCGTCTGAAGCTTCATGCGCACCTGACGCTACTGTTCCTAACAGACCAGCGTGTTTGCGCTCAGCCTCAACTTCTTCTCGTCGGACCTGTGCATTAGCTTGGAGCGCGCGCTCTTCAGCCAACTTGGCGGGGTCAGTCGGGCTATCATTCGTCTCGGGATGCTTGATCGAATACTGTTGCCACAGATACAACGTGGCGTCCAGCTTCGCTGCGTCATCCCCAGGAGATAGAAGGCGACTGTACACTCTCCCAACCTCGGGGTCGGTCGACACAAAAAGCTTCATTTCATCAGCGAAGCGCAGAGACTGGCGGTGGTTTTGTACCATATAGGCGTCCACCTGTTCCCATTCTTGCTGCTCTCGCTGCACTGCTTCCTGTTGTCGCGCGATCGCCTGCTGCGTGTGCTCTTCCTGTTGCTCAGCGAGCCCCTCGACGAGGGACACAAGATCATCAGGTTCAAGCCCATCACCTTCTTTCGCTTTCTTGAGCACCATCTCAAGCTTCGAATTACGCGCTGGTGGCGCGGGTGACGCAGGCACTGTCACTGCCGTGACAGGAGGTCGCTGGTTAAGTTGGTCCACTTGACTCTTGAGCGCATCACGCTCAGCAAGAGCCGACTTAGCCATGTGGAGGAGTGAATGCATGCCTTGGGCAGCAGCTACAGGATCCTTGTACTTACCAAGAATCAGACCATTCTGGTCTCTGAACTGCTCCCAATCAGTGGCATTCGCCACTACCGGTTGTGGGACGTTTTGGGGGTCGGCCTTGAGTCCCTCGGTCGGTGGTGGTGCTGGTGTTACTCCTTCCGGGTTGGCCGGAGGTGGAGCGGTGGGAGCGAACTGTGAATGCTCCCAATTTGTGGTCCCCATCGCAGCGATGACGTCCTCGCCGATTGTGTCAGCGAGATGACGAACTAATTCTGCTTCAGTACCTGGACGATGAGGATTGAGTGGTTGTGGCATTGCTCTTCCTTGCTAGAGGTCGTCTCTAGCGACGGTTGTGAGATTATGGGGCTGCTGGTGTGTTGCGAACTACTGCTTCGGCAAGACGGATCTTGCTGTCAGCGATCAGAGTCGACACGGCAGCAATACGAACTGGGTCACCTGATGCGATTGCCGCATCAAGAAGAGCCTTGATCTGGTCTAGGAGCACGATCGCAGAGTCGATGACAGTTGTCTGTTCGGCTACAGCGGCTTCTAGTACGTCGAGTTCTCCGGCCATCTTAGTCTCCATCTGAATGATGTTTTGGAGCATGGACTTGATCTGATCTAGCTGCTCCGAAGGCTGATCAGAATGAAGGTCGATGTGAACTCGACCATGATGATAGATGTGGATTTCACGTTTTGGCCAAAACACATCACCCTCCACGATTCTTCTTTCGTTGCTCTGAGAGGGCAATCGCGATCGCCTGTTTGCGGTTTTTCACCCGAGGCCCCTTTCTCGACCCCGAATGAAGTTCACCTTCTTTGAATTCGTGCATGACCTTTTGCATTTTGTCATGCCGCTCTTTGGGGTTGTGGCGTTTCATCATTAGAACTCCTGAACTTCGGCATAGTCGGGAATAAGAGCATTTGGTCCCGCTTGACCGCGCTCAACCGCTGCGTGATATTGCTCCTGGTCAGTCAGTTGTACACCCATTGCTCGTTGGTGCTGGGTTTCAGCGACGATTTTGTCGAAGAAGTCCAGTACGTTGCGGATGTTATTCGCGCCAGCACGGAGGTACTTTGTCCCGCCGTGTTTACGTCTCACATCTGGGCGCGGATCAAGAGCCAATTGCACGTACGTTTGCTCCACACGCTCTAAGAAGGGACGAAAGACACGAAGATAGCTCGGGTGATTCATGATGTATTCGAGGTGCCCAAGCTCATAATCGTCTAAAGCCGCGACATCGAAGAGAGGATCCATTATTTATTCATCCCCGCTGAAGCCATGAGTGCGTTGATGTCCATGTTGGGTGGTGTTCCAGGCATAGCCGGCATCCCCACCTGCGACTCGGGGATAGGCGGCATTCCACCGTTGAGAACTTGCGGACTCGTGGGCACTGTACCCGGCGTCGCCTGTCCTGTCTGCGCGAGTAACTGGTTCATCGCGGGGTTGACCATGAAGATCTCGTTGATATTCGGGATCTCGAACTCGCGGAAGATTCCACGCCAGAAGTTGACGGCGTTGATAGAACCCATGAGTACCTGCCCCATTGGGCTTGCCATCGCGCCGAGAAGCTGAACGAGGTTTTGCTGTTTCATCGACTTTGAAAGGGCAGTCGTCGCTCCCATGGCTCTGGCCGTATACATCTCCGTCAAATCTCGCTCATCCAGTGCCGTTCGCGTCGCCATGATCTGCTGGCCTGTTACTGGATCCATCGTGGCACTGTCTCCGAGGATCAATACGTCGACAGGTGGCTCCAGGAATTGCTTATCCAACGCCACCATCATGTTGCCCATCGGCTCTAGATACATCTCTTCATAGAGACGTGACTCAAGCATCAGTCGTGTCCCTGCCGCTTCACGTCGTGCCAACATTCCGCGCGCTGTCTCACGATCCGGTCCTTCCATTCCTTGCGTTACGTCCTCTTGGATGGCCGAACCCATCTGCACAAACTCACGCATCTGTGCCGTCTTTTGGTCCGCGACGGCAAGGTTGCTAAGGTTGGCTTGCATGGGGTAGATCACGTCGCTGGGGTTTCCATCAACAGGGATGAAACGGCCCGGCTTGACGTAAAGATTACGCGTATTCAAGTTGGAAGCGCGGTCGTAGAACCAAACCGGTTCCGTGATTAAGTCCCCTACGTCGAGGGACTGGTTCACATAGCGGTTCGCTACGATGTTCAATTTCTCGCAGATTTCAGCTTTACCCGGAGCGTCGAAGTAATGGGGGTCCGGAGTAGGTGAGAAGGTGATGAAAGGAAGTCGCTTGTGCCAAAAAGGAAGAGGGCGGTCGCGCATCAAGTAGCGACGATTGGCCACGGTGATGACCCTTCGATCATCGCCATCATCAGCTAATTCGGATGGAACCTTGCCCCACATCTCGATAATCTCGACGGGACGACTATAGCGATCCATCCAACGTGCGGATTCATCATCCATACCAACTCGGACTTGGAATCGTTTGGCGGTGGCAAGATCTGTGGCTAGGGCTGCGTTGACACCGCCCTCCATAATCATACGATCCAGTTCAGCCTTGTCGAAGATTCCCTCTCGTGCCAGCATACGACATTCATCTAAATCAATGAATCGTCTGCGGATAAACCACTTCATGTCTCTTAGCCGCGCGACACCTGGTTGAGGGAATGCGTCAAGCCGATCGACTGGTTCGGTGTCAGGGCCATCGTATGTAACGATCGGACCCTTGCGGATCGTGCGGATTAGCTGCTTCGATACCGGAGCGACGCGGAGTGACTCCAGAATACGATCCTGCCGTTCACGTCTCCATCCTAACTGTGTGATCGCTACGCCATATAAGTCTGCTGTAACAAACGTATCCACTTCCTTCAGCAAAAGATCCATGTCCTTCATCTGCGCGGAGACAAGCGATTCCCACTTGCGGGCGATCGGCATGTCATCTGGGCCGTATCCTAGGAACGTGAGAAAAGGCCACGTTGCTAGAGACGTAGAGACCTTTCTCGCTGCGTCTGCCCAGATTGCGGAGTAGATGAGAGGGACATGAACGTTATTCTTGTGGGGGTGGAACCGCCCCGTCCAGATGCCGCGCCAGATATCATAGAGTCTCGGGATTCGCTGGCGCACCCCTGAGAAATGAGTCTCAGAGTGACGAAGACGGGAGATTACTACGTCAATCTTTTGATCTCTACGGTTCGCCGCGCCAACTTCACGCTGGACTAGGTACGCCGATGTTGTCATTCGTCAACTCCAGGTGAGTCACTCGGGGGCGGGGCTAATTTGACTGGTAAGAACGTGCCTTGCGCGCTAATGATTCCACCTTCAGATAAGATGTGGTTATAGAGGTCGCGGGTGAGGCGAACGTCATCCATGCAGTAGCGAAAGAGTCGAGCCCATTTCCCTTCATTTGCGAGTACAGGAGCGTGCTCACCCTTCTCCAGCTTTTTGCGCCCGAGTGTGCGCTCCGATACCGACCCGAGGGTGTAGTCACCTCGGCGATGCGGGAGACCGCGTTCTGCGATGGAAGTTTTAGCGCAGACCAAGAGATCGACATGATGTTTGAGCGCCAATCTGCGTTTTGCTAGACCTTCTACGATGGGGACGTCGAACTCTTTAGAGTTCCAGCCTACGACGACGTCTGCTGACTCTAGATGCGTAGCAATTGCGTCGATCTCTGAGTCGTCATATAAGTACGTCCATTGCTCATCACTGTCGTAGATAGCGAGAGCGGAGATTCCGCCTTCACCGCGTTTCAGTTTGTCCCAGCCGTGGGGGTCTAGTTCCGTTGCTAGTTTTCTCGTCTCAATGTCGAATACACATACACGCATTTACTGCCTGCTTTCTATTCTAGTCCGTAACGATGAGGGAGCCAGTCTTCATAGGCGTTGATCGCCCCACCGACATAACCCTCTTCATCTTCCATGATGGCTTTCAATTCTTCGTTTGTGAGGGGGCGTGACAAAGCGCGAAGCTGATCATCGCCAGGAGCGCGTGATCCAACACCCTCTTCTGAGGCATTGTGATAAGTGTCAAATGTGGGGGAACGCCACACCTCGGGCATGAACACATCAGCGGCGGCGTCTGCTAAGTCGTCGTGTTTGACAACGTCAACGCGGAGGAGTTGGTTGAAAAGAATTCGTGCTTCTTGGGGGATGATCCAGTGTGTACATTTTCTATTGTCGAGACACTGGCATCCAGGTTCGCGGTGGAGCAAGATACGGACGTATCCTTCGGCCCAAAGTGCAGCAGCCTTGCGGATACGAGAACGTTTCTGAGTTCCCTGTCGGTTGAATTGATGGAAACGTCCAATGTTGCGGAGACCCGCTCCACGTAGGGCGGCCAAGAGATTCTGCCGATATACACCCACCTTACCGCCCATCTCCTTTTCGTCTGTGAGACATTTTACTGGGTATAACTGACGACGGAGTGTGTATAAGATCTTGATCAATTCATCCGTGAATTGTTCTGATCGCCAAGCATTAGACGTTCGGATCAGATCTGTGTGTAAGTACAACAGACCATTGGATCTCGCGTCATGCAAGAAAGGAACGATGGCGCTATAGTCACCTCGTCTAATATTCAGCGAGTCTTTAAACGCAGTGTCGAGGTGGACCGAGGCGGCTTCAACAGGAATATTGTGACGAAGGTCACGATAATCGAGGAAGAGATCCCGAAGCTGTTGTTCTGTCAGTGGGGCGTGTTCAGAGGTACCCGGATTGTTCTGGTACTGGCAGACGAAATCTTCTGGATCGCTCGCCTTCTCATAAGCAATGCGCTCCTCATCCATGATTTCAGGACAAGTTGCCCTGGCTGTCATTTCATCTTCAGCCTGCCAGAAGAAGACTCGCCATAGACCTTTGCCCATAGCACCCTTCTGGAAGATCATGGTCTTGGGACATTCCATCCCGTCCCAGGACT